CGAGGGTATAGGCCGTTTCTACGGAAAAGGCAAATGGCGTCAGGACTACAATAAGGTGAGTGACGAGAACAACGACACATACGAAGACCGAGACTATTTCAGTTGGGAACGGCTGGTAGCTGAGGATAAGGCCGACAATGAGGAGTGGAATCACTCGCTTCACCCCAACCAGAAGAAATACAAGGGCATGACGAGATGGGATGTGCTTATAGCGAACATCAACCCGACGCTCCTTCCTCTGGATAAAATGACATTGAGCCGATATATTGGTGAGAGTGTGGAAACTTCGGTTAAACGCAACAGTACGGTAAGGGTGTGCTATGCGGATTGGTGGTTGAGCGACACGAAAGTGCTTGGAAGACTTGCACCTAATGATTACAAAGTAACAGCCTGTTACCTGCCAGACGAAAACGGGAAGCCTACAGATGTTTACCTATTTCAGAACGGACGATTTATCGATAAGGTAGAGAAGGTAGAAACATACAGCCGTATCATGGCGGAGCAGACCGAAGAGGACAAAGCAAAATATACGGAACAGCGCAAGAAGGTAGCTAAGTTTGACAAGTTCATAAAGGACAACGCTATCGATATGGTTGGAACACAGAAAAAAGAAGTTCTGAAGACTGAGGTGGTCGTCAATGAGGTAGAAACCATAAATGTCGAGCCCTTGGAAGAGACCGAGACCAACTATAGCCCGACAGAAGACTGGGCGGCCAAAGCGATAGCTGAACAATAGTACGTGATTATAATAACATTAAAATACGATTAGAATATGATTACAATCGAAAACAAAAAAGCCATTTTGGACGGAATAAGCAAAGCCAGGGTCAATTACCCGAGTGATGCCAAACATGCCGCCAGCCTGGGAATTACGACCAGTGTGTACAGTGCACTTAAAAACGGCACTACGGACAAGCAGTTGAGCGAGGCAAGTTGGATAAGTATCGCCAGAAAACTTAACGTAAGTCTTCGTGGGGAAATGCCATGGAAGGCTGCCAAGACCCCAACATACGAATATATCACGGCACAACTTGGATTCTGCCAACAGTCGAGCTTGAGCGGAATATTGTGTGACATACCGAATATTGGAAAGACTTTTACTGCACGTATTTATGTGCAGAGCCACAGAAATGCCGTATACGTGGATTGCAGCCAGGTAAAGACAAAACTTAAACTTGTACGCAAAATTGCGAAAGAGTTCGGTGTTGGAAGCAATGGGCGTTACACGGATGTATATGAAGACCTCGTTTACTATCTACGGTCAATCGAGACGCCGCTTATCATACTTGATGAGGCTGGAGACTTGCAATATGAGGCTTTCCTCGAACTGAAGGCACTATGGAATGCAACAGAAAGATGCTGTGCATGGTATATGATGGGCGCAGACGGTCTGAAAGAAAAGATACAGCGTGCAATAGAGTTCAAAAAGGTCGGATACACTGAAATGCTGAGCCGATACGGTGACCGTTTTTCAAAGGTAACACCGGACGACGGCAAGGAGCGCGGTAGATTTCTGAATGAACAGGCACGCATCGTGGCGAAGGTGAATGCTCCCGGAAATGCCGACATCGCGCAGATTGTACGCAAGACAGGCGGTGGATTGAGACGCGTCTATACGGAAATCGAAAAATTGAAACGGGTACAGTAATGGCAAAGAAGAAAGCATATAGTCCCAAAGACATTGAAAGAATCAAAACCGTAGAACTGCCCTTTGACGGAAAGTGGGAAGGGGCATTCGGTTGTCCGAGCGTGAATGAGACGTGGTTTATAACTGGCCAGAGCGCAAGTGGCAAAAGTTCTTTCGTAATGCAGTTGGCCAAAAAATTGTGCGAATATGGACGTGTTTTGTACGTGAGTTTGGAAGAAGAAGTGAGAGCGAGCTTCAAACGCAGGCTAAGTATGTTGCGTATGGATGATGTACAAGGTCGTTTCAGAGTGATAACCGATGCTGATATGGAAACACTAACAGAAAGGTTGAGCAAGCCGAAAAGTGGTAATTTCATAATAATTGATAGTCTTCAATTCACAGAGTGGGATTATCCTACGACCAAGGCACTTGTAGAACATTTTCCAAGAAAGAGTTTCATTTTCATCAGCCAGGAAGATAAAGGGCGCCCGATCGGGAAGACTGCCGTCAAGGTGAAGTTCCTCGCTGGTATGAAAATCAGAACAATAGGATTTAAGGCATACTGTCAAGGGAGATTTATCAACGATGTCACAACTTATTACACAATATGGGAAGAGGGGGTGATGAAAGCAAGTAATAACATACATTAAAATAAAGATTATGGCAAACAAGAAAATTTACATCAGTGGTGCAATAGCCCACTATGATTTGGAAGAGCGGAAAAGAATTTTTTCCATGGCTTCCAGTGAATTGAGTAACAAAGGGTTTATCCCTGTGAATCCATTTGAGAACGGTCTACCTGCAGAAGCAGACTGGCGTAAACACATGAAGGTTGATATGGGACTGTTGATACAATGTGATTACATCTACATGCTGGATGGCTGGGAGCTCAGTAAGGGTGCGAAACTGGAACTTGATGTAGCAAGTTCATGTGGTATAAAAGTAATGTTTCAAAGGTTATTTAAAAGTATGTAATATGAAATTAATCAATCAAATCAAGGCTTGGTGGAACAAGTTTTCAACTGATGCCAGACAAAGAAAAGAAGAACATGCTGCCAAAGAGCTGGCACGTGATGCAAAAGAAAAGTTACAGGCAATGGAGTTCAACGGTAAATTGTATCTCTGTTTTCATGGCATTCCCTTGCTAAACGAAAATATGCTATCTGCTAAAATACCGGAAGTGTTGGAAAGCAGCCGTTATATTTATATTGAATATGTAAAGAACAAAAATAACTGAGTGATGAAAAAGCAAGAGGTAACAAACTTTGCGCGGTTTTACATGACATTTAATAAAATGCAATACAATGGCGACCGCGAAGAACTGAAGAAAAGCATTGTGATGCAGTACACGTGGAACAGGACGGAAAGCCTACGTGAGATGACACGCAAGGAATACGATGCCTGTTGCGACGGAATAGAGAACATTGCCGGAACTAAGAACGCATGGCGAGAAACAATCAGAAAACAAAGAGCCACCGCCTTGTGGCTAATGCAGAAGGTTGGCATTGATACCACTGACTGGGTGCGGATAAACAACTTCTGCCAACATCCAAGGATATGCAGCAAGGAGTTCTATCGGCTTGACGGAGAGGAACTCGAAGCCCTATGCGTTAAACTTCGTATCATACGCAATAAAGGTGGTCTTAAGAAAAAAGAAGAAAAGCAAGGGACTGGAAGTGTGGTATATATGATGATGAACGGCAAAGATATTTTATGTTAACAAAAATGAACGACAAAATAGAAAAATCGCTTAAATGGACCAAGCAAAGCATTGCTGACTGCATAGAAAAATTGTCTGATGGTGATGCTTTCGACTTTTACAGCCAACTTGCCGAATGGGCTACACAACAGAGTGATAGACTGCTCATTGATGACAGGCCGGAGATAGTTGAATATGAGAACGAATGATTTAATAATAATAAACAATAACCCTTTAAAATATAAAGATTATGGCAAAAAGAGAAAAGAAAACGATTATCAGTGGCGTAACAAGAGATGAAGCTGATGTTGCCTTTGGCGTATATGCCAAGGCAGACGCACAGAGTGCAAAGATAACTGCAGACATAGAACTGCAATGCGCAAAAATAAGGGAAAAGTATGCCGACCGACTGTCAGCCCTTGATGCTGAAAAAGGAGCAGCCTTTGACACCTTACAAAGCTATGCGATGGAGAACAGAGGTGAAATGTTCACAAAGAAAAAGAGCCTTGATATGGTACATGGTACAATAGGATTCCGTATTGGAACACCAAAATTGAAAACTATGAAAGGGTTCACTTGGGCAAGTGCGCTACAGTTGGTAAAGGAGTTTCTTCCAGCTTACATACGTACTGCTGAGGTAATCACCAAAGACAAACTGTTGGCAGACCGTGATGTAGAGAAAATGCCAGAACAAATGGCCCATTGCGGAATAACGGTAGTACAGGATGAAACTTTCTATATAGAACCTAAAAAAGAAGAGACGGCGGTATGATACAACAGACCCACAAAACTCCCAAAATAGCCCTATGCCGCCGATGTCGTGGCCGCCCCTATCCCCCTCACGACGCCCCGCTGCCCCCCCACTCTGCACCCCGCCCCCGCCTCACACCCCCCCCCGC